GTTTTCTTTTTAGCAGCTTTTTTCTTAGTTGCTTTTGGTGTAGGAGCAGGACAAACAACAGGAGCTTCAGGACCATTACCCATCTTTTCAGATGCAGTAGGTTCTACAAGTTCCCATTTATAAGTTCCATCAGGTTGCAGAACCTTATCTAGGGATTTAGCCATAAAAATATATGTACTTGTTTATCATTCTAACAAATTATTGAGATCTGGCCTCATTTGCTGAAGGTAATACTTCTCCTTGAACCAAAATATCCCTAAATTCTTCTCTATCAATGACTTGCTGATCGAATAAAGATGTTAAAGCTGTAATATCTTGACCAATTAATCTTTCAATATCAAAATCTCTACTAATTTTTACTTCTGGTGGTTCAATTCCTACATATTCAGCAGAAAAATTAAAACATTTTTGAAGTTTTTGTTCTAATTCCATAGAAACCATAGCAAGCATAGAGTTTGTATCAACACGATCTAATCTTCGAGCGTCAGCAGATTCAGCTACAAACTTTTGCTGGCTAAGTGTACTAATGCCAAGTGTAGCCATTTGCATCTGTAATTCTTTTATTTCAGAAGATTGAGCATCGAAAGCACTGGAAGCTGGTTCTACATAGTAAACTTTATTTCCTGGCTGAGTTGCCATTGCATAATTTACAGATATTGCAAGGTCTTTAGTTTGGTCATCATATCCTTCCATTACAAGCATGGGTTGAGATGCAACGTGCAAACTATGAATTAAATCAGCTTGTCTTTGAAAATGTGCAAGATTTAAGTAAGCAATATCAAGTAAAGGTGGTTTACTTACTAAATTTTCAGTTTTTCCAGAATAAACAGTAACTAAAGGTATTTCACCAAGAGAAAAAGTACCTGATTCCGCTAATTTGTATTCTTGATCTGTAGTGCTAGTGCTAAATTCACCCATATAAGAATTATCATCGACATCATACATTGCATCAATTTCGTCTTTTTTACGAAATACTCTGTAACTTCCAGGTTCTATAACTCTTACTTGGTCATAAACTTTTTCACCAAAATCTCCATCAGGTAATACAGCTTTTTCTGCGATTCTTGCCTGTATAAGATTTCCATAATTTGATTCTCTATCTAATCTCCAACCTAAAAGATTTGTAGGATCTACTTCAATCCAATAAGGTCTGCGATTTTGAGAACGCTCTTCAGCTAAACTTACTGCTCCTCCAGGTGCAGGATAATCTACAAGAATATGACTTTGACCATAAGTAAGAGAACACATTAGTATTCTTCTTGCATATTCATCTAAATCCGAACCACAACCATCGACATCCATTTTAAACGTTTCAGTCCAGTATGGATCGCCTGTTAAAGTTATTGGTTTTCTAAGAACTAAACCTGTAGCTGCTCTTATTAATCTTTGAGTAAAAGGAGAAAATACAGCACGATTTACTCTAGCCATATATGCTGTGTAATCTTCTCTTGGTTCTAATGGTAAAAATGCTTCACTATTTTCTCTGAGATATTCTGTTCCTTCAGTAACAGCCTTCATTATTTCCCATCCTTTCATCATGTCAAGGACAGCCCTCGTGCGAGTAAAAGGACTGTCTATATCTCCAATAGTTGTAGAGGTTTGTACCTTTGTTCTATAGTCTCCAGGAATTGAGTAAGTCATCTAACACCTCCATCGTTTTAATGCTAACGCTTTTCTTGTAGGTCGACCTTTACTATCTTTCATTGGACCTTTAACCCCTTTCATTCTGGCACAAAAACTTTTTCTTCTTGCTGCTCTTTTTCCTGTTGGATTCTTTTCAGTTACAGGAGCTTGTAAGTTGCTTCCTGTTGCACGATTATATTTAGCTCTACCTTTAGCAGTCAGCCCTCCCTTCTTAGACTTTTCGCCTCTTCCTACAGATAAGCTGACTCCTCTACGTTTAGCCATTATTTTCCTTTCTTCCTCATAGCTATTTTATGTGCTTCCATAAATGTTTTGCCCTTCAACATCTCTTCTTTCATTATTGTCATGTGTTTTGCAGTATGAGTACCTTTTTTTTTATGATTTGCTAAAGCAGTTTTTTGCCTAGCTGTAAGTTCTTTCTTAGCTTTCATTTCTTTTTCCTCTTTTTCTTGGAACGTAGCTTTTTAAGATCAGCAGCAGTGATCTTATCCCGTGGTGGAGCAACAGCAGCAAGTTTGCGTTGTTTACTCGAATAAGATCCCTTTGGCATTAGACAGCAGAAGTGATAGCACCAGTTGTTACAAAACTAACTGATACTGTAGAAATGTCTCCAACAGTAGAACTAAATGAAGTTCCTGTAATGATTCCGTTAAAACTTAATTTTTTACTGCCTGATGTATCTAAGAAAAGATTAAACGCAGCATCACCAGCATCTTCAGCAGTTAATACATCTGTAATAATATCAGCAGTATCATCTCCAGATGTTGCTGTGTAAAGAAGATCAACTGTACCAGAACCAGAAATTAAAGATCCTACATATTTTCTTGATGTATCGCCATGAGCAGTACACTCTAATGTGTCTTTTGTTGTATCTAATGTCCAAGCTGTTGTGGAGGCTACTGCTCCAATTGATCCAGTTCCGTTATCAAATGATACAGAGCCTTCTTCACCACGAAAAAATGCCATGATTCTAAGAAAAATTTACTTATAACAATATATTACCTTGAAACTGCGTTTTTCACAGTTATTTCTTCTTCTTTTTTCGTCTATGTTGATAAGTTATTTTTTTACTACCTGTTTTTGCTCTTTTAAACCTTGTTTTTTCGGCTGATGACATTTCTCCAGTAGTCTTAGGTGTCTTACTTGAGATTCGCTTACTTGGCCTACAAGCTGGATAGCCTCTTTTCTCGCCTTTTTGACGACCACAAGGTTTACCAGTTTTGACATCTACCCATTTTTCTTTGAACCAACGGGTAAGTCCACCACTACTTCTTGCCACGTTTACTCTCCGTGCGGTAAGTCCCTCCACGCTTCTTATACTCTCGTACAAGCCATGCGTTAGCGTAAGCAGAAGGGTAAACTTTAAATTTACGCTTTGCTTCTGCTTTTACCCTAGAGTATAACGCTTTATTTACAGGAACATTCGCCAC